TGAACTCCTTATATTTGTATTAATGGAAACCGTAAACGGCCCTCATCAAGCTAATTAATTTTAAACCAATTTTAGTTTACACCTGAAATATAAATGTCGCAAGAAAAAGGGAGCCGTAGCTCCCTTTCTTAATTGTAGTTGAGTAATAAACGCTACAATCAATCGTTCATTAAGCTCCTTGAGAACCGAACACAGCTCTGAAGTTAGAATATCCAAATGAATATCTTTCTCTAGCTTTGTATCTCATGTTTCCAGTATCGAAATCACCTTCTAATGCAGTTTGCATTGGAGATCTTTCAAAATACTTAAATCCATCAGGACAGTCTGTTTTCAAGAAGAAAGCATCTGTATCTGTTAGATAATGATTTACAACATAGCCATCAGGAATCATTCCCTGATTTCTAATAGAGTTAATGTCATTGTCAGATGTTCCTACTCTCCCTGGGGTTTGTAAGAGTCTGTCAGCAACAAACTGCAACTGAGGTGGAACAATTAATTTCATTCCTCTTAGTGCAATATTAAGACCTCTATCATCAGTAAATGTAGAGATATTAATTAATGCATCTTCAAGAGAAGTTTCATTAAGATCCGCCATAGTTGTAGCTCTATTTGCTAAAGAACCACCTCCGCCTAGCGGGTGATCTGTAGCGATTAATACTTTGCCATCACCGCCTGTTGTAGAGAACGCATTGTTCAATACAGACGCAGCTTTGATTTGCTTTGTATTAGCCATAGATCTAGCTAGTGCTTTAGTGTATCTAGCACCTAGACGATCATACAGATTATCTTCAACAGCTTCTTCTGTTAGTGCGAATGCTAAAGCAACCGTCTCGTGGGTATAACGAGAAGTATAACCTTCGTTAGCGTTGTCAAATCTGACTCCACTACCTTCTGATTTTACTTCAGCATTACCGAACCCAACGATTAAAGTTTCTTCTTCAAACGCTCTATCAGAACTCTCTGTATCAAAGATTTCTGCATGCTCTGCTTCATATCTAGCATATTCCATGCCGAACAAGGCGTTTAAGCCTGGCTCTAGTTCCTTCGCTAATTGCGACCTATTTATTGCCATGATTAAACTCCTGTAGGATCAACATAGAAATGCTCATTAAACTTCACTATAACATTCACGTTAGCTGAACCTGTAGTGCTGTTATCTGGATCAGAGGAAAAGCCCATGATTCTAAAAGTCGCAGTTGTTGCGGCTGTTGTTCCAGATAGTTCTACTGCTGACATACCAGTTTTGGTAGATCCTGCGGTGTAAGAAATATCTGCATTTAAGCCTACATCAGTTTGCGCTGGAGAACCGGCACTCTGAATTTCAAATACAGCATTAGGGTCATCTTCTACGAATGCTACAATATCAGCCGATACGGTTCCATCAGGAAAATGTGAACTAAAAATAGTATCACCTGAAGAGTTTGTAAAAGAACAACCTCTAAAAATTCCAATAGATTCATCACCAGCAGCAGAAACTAAAATAGTACCTGCGTTAGTCATTTTTACCAAATCGCCTGAAAAAATATTCCCTGAAGCACCTGAAGCAATTTTATATTCTGTCATTCCACCGTTGGCGATACCAGAACCTAATTTGCCTACAAGTCTTGCTCCAAATGGGGCATTTTTGTTAGCCATAATAAGTTACCTATATTATTTAAAATTAATAAAATTGATGATCAACTACGTTGACCACCTCCAAAAGTTACTTTGCTTGACCTCTCCGGGTTCAAGATTGGAGAGTTTGGATCTGATTCCCTTAAAAGATCATTGTCTACAGCATCTTGCTGAGTAAGCGCACGACCTTCAAAGTAGGAGTTTCTTTCTTCGCGCGTTTCATTAGGAATCTTCGCCAGCAGCAAACCGCCAACTGAAACTACTCCTGCATGTTTACCGTCATCTAAAGTAGGAAGTTCAAATCCATCTAACTCTTCGGCCCTGACAAGGTCGAAACCTTCTCTCATCCTAGAAGTTACATTTTTTCTGTCTTCGCTACCTGCGAGTTCAGCTCTGATCCACCTGTAGGTATAACCTTCAGGTGCAGGAGGAGTATCCAACATTGATGGTGGACTCCATGGTTTGCGAGCAACTTTTTTGGCTCGTGTGTCGGCAGAACGCGAGGTTCTGTTTAAATCTTTATTTTCTTCTGTCATAGTTTTACCTTTTAACGTATTTAGCGTACTCACCTAAGGGTACGTTTAATCTTTTAGCCATTTGAACTTCAGATGGTGACAATTTTACTTGTCTTTTATTTGAGCCAGTATTACCAGCTACTCTACCTGCTGAAGCCACCTTTTGTTGAGGCTTAGATCTAACAGAAGATTCATCAAACTTCTGTGGGAATTCATTACGAATTCTCTTATCTACCTCACTATAGTATTCTACTGAACCTTCGTCAAACCCTTCTTCTACTAATTGTTTGTTGATTGCCATAGCTCCCATAGTCATTACTTCGTCTTGACCAAACCATTCATTATTATCAACCCACTCTTTGTCTCTTCCAACTAACTCTGGAACAACAGGTTGTTGTGTTTGATTTTGATAAACTTGGTTAGGATAGTAATTTTGGTAATTTTCTTGTTGTTCTTCTTGTTGCTCTATAACAATTTTAGATTCAGAGACTTTATTCTCTTCTACCGCTATTTTTGCAAGAACATCTTGAGCTTTAGCAACCCTGTCATAATCTGCAACCTCATGTGCATTTTTCAAAGCGGCTAGTGCTTGAGTCTTTTGTGATTTAAGTCTGCTTTCTGCTTCATTAAGATAAGATTTATCTAAACTTGAAGATCTAGTTTTTAACTGTTGGTTTTCTTCTGCAACTCTTTTTGCATATTCATAAGCAGATTCTTGACCTCTTTCAGCCTCTCTTAACTTACGTGTAAGATTCCCAATTCTTTTTTTAACTTTTTCAGAATAATCTTCTAACTCTTCAGCAGATTTTTCTTCTGGTTCTTGTGAAACATCTTCAATAACTTTTTCAGCTTCTTCATCAGATTCTTCTGGTGTAGCCAAATCAGCTATCTTACCGCTAGGTTTTTCTTCAGGAAGATCTACTTCTACAACCTCCCCTTCATCTACTAGCTCTTCTTGTTTTGCTTCTTCATTCATTTTTACTCCTTATACTGCAAGGATATCATCAGGATCTAATATGGTTGCTATCACTTCATCATCATTAATGATTCTGCATTCAGATTCATCTCCGAGTTTAAAACGAGCGCCAGCATATCTGCCGATCAATACCCATTGTTTTTCCTGACACCAGGCTTCAGTAAACTTACTGGAGTCTTTATAGCAATCAGGACCCATTTTAACGACATAACCCACAACGGTTGCTAAAGATTCTCTATCAACCTGTGACTGTACTAGGTGTATTCCACCTTCTGTTACTGCTTTTCCTTTGTATGGAAGTATAAGTATCCTCCAACCAGTAGGTTGAGGCATTCTTTCTAAAATTGATTTGTCCAGGAGAGTTGGATCTAAAACTCTGGCCGCCTGTTCTACGTAAGGCAATATCTCTTCTGGTTGAGTTTCTTCTGTTTCTGGAGTTTCTGTTTCTTGGATCTTTTCTTGTTCTATTGCTTGTGCAACATGTTCAGGTATCTGTATCTTCGACATCTTCTTGTATTTTTCCTAGCAGTTCTCTAAATGAATTTTCTGTGTCAACTAGAGAACTGTAACGTCCACACAGATACTGATATTGGGCAAAATCTTTAGTGCCAGCTAAGATTACATCTTTTACGCTTTCTTTTTGGGCCTCAATTTCTTTTAAAAACTTTTGGCTTATCCAAACTACTGACACCTAATAAACGCCAGAAAACTTGCCGCCAAATTCAGCAGCTCCCATACCTCTAGCTTTACCTTTACCCATTCCAGGTTTAGGTGAAGTATTGGCATCAAAGGTACCTGCATCTGTTTTAAGAGGTACAGAACCTTTGTTACTGTAAGGATTTTTATTCTTCATTACAGTAGGAGTTTTTTGTTGGTTTATATCAGTTCTTTTAATCATGTTTTCAATTATTCAGTACAACTAAATTATTTGCAAGTTTTTATTTACCCTGCCCTCGGTACTTTTTTTTAGTTTTTCTTTTATTTGTACCTGCTCCTCTACTTAAAGGACTGTTGCCTATAGAAGTTTTTTTCTTTACACCTTGAAATTTATGTATGTCAAAAGTTTTAGGCACTACTGTTGTTTGTTTGCTTGTTCCATAAGTTTGAACCTTGCTTGTTGTTCTAACCTAGCTCTAGCCGTTTCATCTCTTAGATCTGCAATATCTTCTTGAGCATCAATTCTTTCTCTATCAACATTAATTCTTTGTTGAGCTTCTTGAGCTTTTCTTTGTTCGGCAGCTAAGAACTGTTGTTGTTCTATAGAAAGCTCTTGGCCTTTTAAAGCAAGCTCTTGTTTTCTAATTGCTACTAATGGATCTTCATCTTGTGGTGCTGAAACTTTTTGATTGTATTCAACTAACAGTTCAGCGAGTATTGGTGCTGAGAATTGTGCCAATATGTCTCCTGCTTGCAAAGATAAGTTTTGTGCTTCTTGTGGAGATGCTTGTTGTGCTTGTTGTTGCAATTGTTGAAACTGTTGTTTAGCTTCTGGTGGCATTTGTTGTTCACCAAGTATGTCAGCTTTCATTTGTAAATGTTGCATGATATGTGAATGAATCAAAGCTTGCACTTGGGCATTCATTTGCACCGGAGGTGTGTTCAACAAAGACATATGGATTGCAATATGTGCATCATGATTTTGTTGTGGAAATGCTTGAGCTTGTTGACCTAGTAACAATTGATTGTTTTCAAACCCAGCTTCTGTTGGCAAAGGATCTGTAGGGGGTGGGGGTGTAAGTATTTGTTCTACGTTATCAACACCTATAGCCGCATACATTCTTTTATAAGCTTCATAAGTACCGTTAGGTCCATGAACTTGTGGATTGGATTGTACCAACTGCATCATCTCTTGCGCCATAGCAATCCTTTGAGATTGACTAAATATATCAGGATTAGATATTGGGAATATGTCTACCTTTTCATCAAAATCAGATAGTTTAATGGTCGTTTCATTATTAGCCACAGCATATGGATATTCTTGCGGTAAGTATTCTTGAAACACTTTTGATAGTATTTTAAATTCTTTCTTTTGTGAATTATGTAAACGCTTGTGAATAGCAGACAATACCTTTGTAGATCTTTCTAGTAACGCAAGCGTTGTACCTACAGGTGCATTTGGATTACCTTGCCCTGTATTTATTTCAGCAATAGATGCAAACTTTTGTCCTGAGTTAACCAATATGTTTAGTAACTGAAGTAAAGTTCCACTTGGCTCTTTAAAAGGTAACGGTTGTATTGAATCTCTTAGAGATCCACCAGGAGCATCTACGTCTCTAAACTCACCTGGCTGTATAGGAGTATCTTCATCTCTAATCCTAATACCTCTAGTCTTAAAGCCAGCAGGTAAATTAGCTAAAGTTCCAGCATCAATTAGCTGACGCATTATTGAAGTTGATGCTTTAGATAAACCGCCAATCATATGCGTTAATCCAAAACCGTAAAATCCTAGACCAGGCAAAAACTTAAAATGAACAAAGTATTCTATTTTGTTTTTTAGTGCATCATCTTCTCTGTAGTTTCTTCTGACAGAAAGGATGTCACTTGAGCCAGCATCTATAGTAACGATATAAGGTAGTTTAATACCTGTAGATTGACCTTCTTCATCTGTATCTTCAAATCCTTCTAGTTCTAGATTGCAATGTACTTCATATAAAAGAGATACTTCACCGTCATCATATGAAGGCTCCATGCCAGAAAGTTTATCTATTTCTTCTTTAACACCACTATATTCATCAGTACTATCACTAGAACTTATATCTATCTTTTTGTAAAATCCAATAGATTGTAGTTTTCTTACTTCATTCTCAGCTATCTTGATTACATTTGTTATTCTTGGACATGTTTCTAAATCAGTTGTGTAATAAGGAACTATCAAATCTTCAGGTGCAATAAATTTAGATACGGCCCTACCTAGACTTTCATCATAATAAACCTTTTTAAAAGAGGATCCTGCCAAAGGTAGATAAAAAAGCATTTGATCTAACTCTTCATCAAACTCTTCCATTACATGAGTAATTTGATAGTTCATGAATTCTTTAACTCTTTGAGCCTGTTCTTCTGCTAGTGAATCATATGAACCTATAACTTGAGTTTTTACAGGACCGCCTGCTGGTAATAATTCTTTATAGGCTTGTGCTTGAAAAGTTGTTACAGCTTCACCTAGTAAAGGGTGAATAACACCACTTGCCCCTACAAATGGTTCAGATCTTTCTGCGTCAAAACGCATACCAAGATACTCTAAACCGTCTTTATATGTTTTTTCCCAATCATCTCTTGAGGCTTTGTCTTTCTCTATACCTGCAATTAATTCATTAGCAATATTTCGTAGTTCTTGAGGATCTAAAACTTCTGCTAAGTTACTGTCAAAATCTGTATCTATTTCTTCTGTAGTAGATGTACCAAGAATAGCACTACCATCTTCTTGTATTTCAAATCCTTCTGTACCTCTATCTTTTATTGCCTCTATAGCAACACTCATGTCTTCTTGACCAAGCGGTACTTGATTCTGTTCGTTAAGTACTGTTGGGTTTATATCTTTTTCTATTGCCATAATCCTAGTAGTATACTCTCCTTACTGGTGCTTTCTCTTTGTCTGAGTAATCATCATCAAGGGAAACTAAACCACCCTCCCTAAATCTCATCAGAGCTTGCGTCATAGTATCACATAGGTCATCATTTTTTCCAAAAGGAAAAGAAGCACACTCCTCTATCATTTCTTCTGCAAATTTCTTTTCAGGTGCATACACCAAACCAGACTCAAAGATAGGTGCAACAGAATGCATCCTAGTTGATTTATCATGTCCTCTGGTAGGAGAATAATTAACCACAGGTATACCCAACCTTCTAAGTTCATGTGTTAAAGGTGTTCCAGATGCTTTGGCTTCTATCAATACCATATCAGGCTCCCAGTATTGATACTCTTCATATGCTATACGTTTTAGCTCTGGGAAATCCCAACGGTCTTTTTGTGCATCCAATAATATAATACTTTCAGGAGAGTCAGGTGTTGGTTTAAATACACCCCATGTTGATATAGCAGAATAGTCTGCGTTCTCTTTTTTACTAAACGCAGTATCATAACTTTGAATGATATAACTAACTGGCGGTAAAACTTCGCTTTCCCAAGCATTCCACCATTCTCTTTTAACAATAGATCCTTCTTCAGATGTAGGAGTCTGCATCCATTGTGCATTCCATTTCTGTACCGGCAAAGATGCTTTGACCTTTTCTAGTTCATCCATAGACCAGAACTCAGGCCACAAAGCGTTATTGGTTTCAGGGAATATAGCTGGAAACTCCACAACCTCCCATTGGTCAGCAGATGACTCTTTCTGAGAGTCTAATAACTTTGCGGTTAGATCTATAGAACTCCAACGAGTCATTACCAGTATGATAGCTCCACCTGGTTGCAAACGCTGTCTAGGTCCAGAAGTGTACCATTCCCAACACGCCTCCATAGCAGTAGGGCTAAGAGCGTCTTGCTCTGAATGAGGATCATCAATAATTAATAGATCCGCACCACGACCCGTAATCGCTCCTCCTACACCTGCGGCAAAGTACTCACCACCTTTGTCAGTTTCCCAACGTCCTGCTGACTTAGAGTCTGCTTGTAATTGTGCTTTTGGGAATATCTGTTTGTATTCCTCAGTATCCATCATGTTACGAACTTTACGACCAAATCGTACAGCTAGCTCTCCAGTATGCGTTGTCTGCATAATCTTACGTTTTGGCTGCTTACCCATAATCCAAGCAGGGAAGTAAGTAGAACAGAACTCAGACTTCGTATGTCTTGGCGGCATATTGATGATAAGCCTGTTGCATTTGCCATTAGCAACATCTTCTAGCTTTTGTGCAAATATCTTATGATGACGGCCACAAATAAACTCTGGCCACATGTGATCAATAAAGTCTAAGAATGTTTCTTGGCAACCATTTTGTTTCTTTAACAACTCCAAGCGTTCTTTTAGAACTAAGGTTTCTTTAATCTCTTGGTCAGAGAGGTGGGCTAGGTTCATAAGTTAGCTAACATATTATCTATACTGACAGGACCACCATCCTTAAATGCATCTACGCCTTTGTCCTTCACTAGATCTCTTATTTGCTTATCAATCTTAACGTAAGTACCATCAAGATCTCCATCTACATCATCAAATTTTCTAACGTATTTTTTGGGATCTTCACCCAACTCTTTAATAATTTTAGATATTTCTCCTTCAGCTTGTTTATAAGTTGTTTGTAGTATTTCATATTGACTACCTCCTTCTTTTCCAAGTCTTTTAGTAGCTGAATCAAAATACATACCATCTTTACCTTCGGTAACTGCCCTTAAGAAGTTAGATCTTATAGGAAATTTAGTGACATTACTTCTTGAGGCTTCAGCATAAGCATCTATTGGATACCCTTTGAGTAAGTCAGGATTAATTTTAGTTGCTTTTTTGAGTATGCCAAGACCGTTAGCAAGATCAAAAGTTTGGTCGCTGTTGTTCACCATTTCATTAAAGTATTTTAAAGCTCTTTCTTCGGGAGTTCCTGGTCCATACTTTTGTCTTATGGGTCCTGTATCTCCACCTCTTAGACGTTCTAAGTCGTAGAATATTTCATCTACGCTTTTACCAAGCGATTCAGTAAACGGTTTGCCTGTAGCTTGTTCTAAATCTGTCTTTGTTAGTGTAAATCCACTAAAATTACCAAAACTATTAGCAGGAACAAGATCAGCTATTTGCTTATCTATCTCTGCTAATTCGTCAGTAGTTCTTAAGTAAGAAGGTGATCCAGGTGTTAATCCAGATGCTTTCAATTCGTTTTGTATTTTAAATTTATCTTGAGCTAACTTATTAACTTTAGGTACGTTCTGGTTGTATTCATTCAACCCTTTCTTCAAAGCAGCTACTTTTTTAGAATCTACGTAAGGTGTTATTGGAAAGTCTGCTTGAGCTTTCTTAACTACAGGTATTAGTCTTTCAAAGTATTCAGGCTTAATAAGACTTCCAATATCAACATCTGCAAAATCATCATTTTCATCTACTGCTTCTTTATATAATTTACCCACAGGAGTTTTGTCATTTAACATGTCTTTAAATAACTTGTCTTTAAGCTTAACCGGAGATAAATCTGGAGCCTGTCTAACGGTTGCTTCTATTGCCGATAAAGTAAAATTAAGGTCAGTTAAGTTTGAAAAATCTATGTCGTTAGAAATATTTTTGTATTCATCAGACATGCGAATCTGATCAACTTGGTTGTTTTTATTTTTTGAAGCTAGCTCACCAAGCTCCTCTGCGTAATCAGATTGGATTCTTGATATGTTCAATAAACTATTGCCACCTACAAACCCTCTTACTTTATCTATAGAATCTAAATCAATATCGCCAGCGGCAGCTCTCAAATCTAAATCAGCAATACTATCAAAAACAAAATTATCCTTATGCTCGTCAAGACTACTGTAATGGTCAAACCTGCCTTTTCTATCTGTACCTCTGACGTGGTAAGTGTTTTCTTTTATTGCAGAAGAACCAGGTGTGTCTATTTGCCCTGAAAATTGATTATCATTTACACGTCTTCTACTTAAAGCACCTTGCTGATTGGATTTAATATAGTTAGCTAGCCTTTGTCGGGTAATCTTGCCTTGAGGGTTTCTTATCTCAAGCTCACTCATCAACTTAGGATGTATTTCACCCGTTTCATCAATTAAGTTAAGCAATCTCATTTCACCTTCTGGTACCCCACTCTTTTTAATTGCGTTAATAAACGCTTGTGCTTTACCGCTATCGTTTAGTTTCTTGCTTGTATTTACAAACTTAGCGGCCTTTGAAGTTAATCCTTTGTTTATTAAATCAGGTGATGCATTTTCAATAGCTTTGTTATCAAACATAGTACCTGGGTACATCTGCTCATCTAATGATAACGGTTTAAACTCTTCAACCTTAGGTATGGGTACATCCTTTGTAGTTTCTTCTGCCACCTTGGTAGGTTCTAGGTTCTCTAACAACTTAGGCTCTGCTTTAGGAGCGCTCTTTACGGCTCTAGCACCTCTAAATAATCTAAAGATAGGAATCAAACTAGCTGCGGCTAGTGCCGATAAACCGTAATTACCTAAGGCTCCAAGAAAACTATCTTCTTCTAGGCTTTCGGATCCTCTCTTTGCAAACTCTCCAACTTCGTAGACTGCAAGTGCATCTCCTACGCCAGGAGAAATACTGATTGCTAACTGATCTACTATCGGCAGTTCTTCAAACTCACTATAAGCTTCACGAATGTTGCCTTCGGCAGCTGCCGTCTTTAGTTTTTCAAGTACCTCTGCTCTAGTCGCCATCTATTTGTTTACGTATTTTTTCTTCTTCTATAGATAATTTTTTAAATTTCTTTTCAGCCCTATTTATTAAGTCTCCACCCTGCGGTTCGTTAGCATCTAACTGGTCTTGGCCTCTGCGATAATCTGTAGCGGCTTGATTCTTTTGTTTTTTAATGGCACTTAGCCTTTCAGTTAGCTTTCTTAATTTATTTGCAGATATAAAAATTTTACCTCCTGGTCCGGCACCAAGAGAGGCGTAGTCTACGGGATTGAAAGGATCAAAGATAATGTCGGTAAAGTCTTTTACCTTTAAAGGTTCTCTAGGTTCAGTAAAATCTACAGATTCTGTAGCTACACCAATAGGTTCAGGTTTATCTAGTTTTTTTTTTCTAAATCAGCAAGTATGTCGTCAAGAGACTCAGATTCAGGGAAAAACAGTTGTTCTTGTTGTTCTAAATTTCTATTGGTAACAGGTTCAGCCCTTTGCATTATGTCTTCAAGAGTAAGCATACCCATACCAAATAACTCTGCATCTCTGTTTGATACGGTTCTGCCTGTTTCTCCTAAAAACTCTTTTATTCTTTGTGCTGCCATTTCAGGAGGAGACATACCTTCTCTAGCTCCTTGTTCTGCAATCAACATGTTTGTATCAACTACTTTACCCTCTGCAAATCCTGGTCGCATTATAGGAAACCGTCCTCTAGGCATTCTTTCTGGCATAGGCATAGGAGTTCTAGGGAATCTAGGAGGCATAGGTAAGGGTGCGCGAGGCAAAGGGGGTGACATTCCTCGCCTCACGCGTTGATTTGGTAGCCTTGAAAAGATGCTTCTGAGTCCGCCGCCAAAGAACCTATTAGACGGTCTTTGTTGAGGCATCCTCCTCTCAGGCATTCTTTGTGGTAAACGTCTAGGTCCTCTAGGTCTTCCTACTGGCATGTTTTGCGGAAAACGTCCAAGTCCAGATCCAGGCATAAACTCATCTACTGGCAAAGCACCCATACCAGAGCGAGGTAATTGTCTTATATTACTAAAACCACCTCTTCCCCCTCCTCCGATACTGTCAGTAATTTCAGGAAGTTTGACAGGGGGTAGTCCTGTTTCTAAGTCAATAACCGTACCTGGTGCTTGATTTCTTTTTATAAACTGAGGAGGCATTTGTGGAGACATAGGGCCTTGCATTTGGTTTTGCATACCTCTTACTCTGCTTTTTAGATCTCTAAAGAATCCCATTAGAAAATAATATATTAATTAGATGGTAAAACCAAGTGCGCCGTCACCCATACCAAACATCTCTTCAGCCATCTCTAGTTCTTCGATAGTCATACCGATCTCATTAAGGAACTGTTCTATCTGTTCAGGTGAAGCACCTTCAGCCTCCATTTGTTGTACGATTTTCATAATTTGTACGAGGGCTTGTTTAGCTTCGTTTTTCTCTTCTTCACTAAGGTTATTTATTTCTGATTGCAATTGATCTGGTAAAACAGGGGCCGCCGGAGTCCCTTGCATCATTTGTTGGCCTTGAGGCATCATGACTGGTGCCACTTCCATATCCATCATATCTTCTTCCATAACTAGATCCTTTATGTTTGTTTGGATTGTAACACCAGATAAAGTGAAATGTAAAAAAAATGGTTTTTGTTTGTGTGAGATCTTGTCCTTGTGTGTGTCTCTACTGCCTTACCCAATTTTGTCCCCCCCCGTGTCATCTAGCCCGATACCCGATCCGAAAATGCTGACCAAATAGAGTCCCATAAAAAAAGGGAGCGTATTGCTCCCTTCTTTCTTTGGTTAATCTTACGAGTCCAACGGCGGTACCAAACTCATGCCGAGGTTCTCAGGCGTTGCCTGTCCGAGTAAGTCGTTCATCTCAGCGTTGATTCCGCCTTGTGCGATTACGTGTACTCCATTAATGATTAGGCTTTGGCAACTGGTTTCAATCGCTTTGCCTACAACTACGGTTCCAGTTTCATCATATAACATTATCTCTATTTTCATGTTGACCTCCTAAAAGTCGTTTATTAAAGATAGTGTTATTAAACCATAGGTGGATACATTCTGTCAACTATTTATTTCATCTTTTTTTCACTCCACATCTTTGGTGTGTTACACCTGCCCTGGCAAGCTGGCGACCAACCTGCCGTCCCTGGCTGGTAGATCTGTCCTTGTGTAAGAGTACTCTGCTGGCTAGCAGGCCCGAACCAGAGATGGTTACTCATCCCCGATCCCGACCAGCTATTAGGAATACCAGCAGGTACAAAACTATTGCGACTTCAAACATCTGTACATTTCTTCCCAGTAATCATCAATATAATCAAAGTCCGAGATGATGAGCTTGCAAGAGTCTCCACCCCAGTAGCCCTGGATCTCTTCATGATATGTGTCCAAGTAAACATTAGGACCGCCCCCGGCTAACATGATCCGGACACCAAGATAGGTCCCGTCTCCGTTAACCGTATACTTTATATCGTAGGCCTCATAAGGCGGATCACCATCATCCTCCGGGTAGAACAGCATCTCACCATTACAAACGGCCAGCGCATGTCTCCTGCACATGTCGCGCAGTTCCTGTTCAGTACTATCTAGATCTGTACTCATTAGATCTCTCCTATAAAGTTAATGAACTTTAATAATAACCATCTGGATACATCTTGTCAACTCTTTATTTGTATTTATTCCGGGACCGTCAGCTCCTGGACGGCCCAGACTTGTGTTACCGTTGTGTATTCTTCCTGTCTTTCCGAGCTTAAAACCCCCATCCCAGCCCCCGATTTAGATCCCCGACTGGATTTACCAGGTGAAATAGATCTACCTGCCGTTCCCTGGAACAAGAGATCTCCTGGTTGTGTAATTGTGTTATTTACTTGTGTTGTTTACTCCCACCCTCACAATCAAATCCCGATCCCGAACTCCCGACATAAAAAAGCCCGAACTAAGTCGGGCTAATTTATAGAGAATCAATCAGTTCATATGGCGACCTCCTTTTCTAGGTGTTCAAACATTTCATCAACTGTCTCCACACCAACTTGAGCAATCAGGATAGACTGTTCTAATAAAGGTCTTAATGAGTAACCTTCCTCTAATGCTAGACGTAAGCCTTTTTCATAATGCCTATATCTATATCCACTTGCATCAGTCAGCTTCCAATACTCAGACGGGTTGTCTTTATTGTATTTAGCAATCTGCTCACGAACCACATCCCCTAAAGTGCTAACTTTATTTTCAAGCTTTTTAAGTTCCTCATAATTTTTGGATATCTCTTTATAGTCGTCAGACTTTTTAAAGTCTTTGTTTCTAAAGATCATCTTTTCTTCCATTCTCTTGATGAACTTAGAAGCGATTGCTTCTCTTTCTGCTTTATTAGTTTTCATAATTACCCTCCTAATAGGTATTTGTTAATGAGCTTTCATTATAACTAATTGGTTACAGTTTGTATACTCTTATTGTAATTAATTTACCAGAGAATTTGACCTGCCAGCTCGCTTCCTGCCGTCTCCGTCCCAGCTCTGGTGTGTTATCATGTGTTATGCACCAAGCATTACTAATCTTCCCCCGACCCCGAAAAGAAAGCCCCGACCCGACCCGAATACTACCATCAGTTTCCCTCTGGGCGGAGATCCAGAGCTACTTGTGTTGTGTGTTATTACAACCCGAACCCGATAACCGTTAGTCCTATTAGCTAATCCCGACCCCGACCCGATTTATGCGTTGCTTTTATATGGGAGAGAGGCCGAGAGAGAGGGGAAATGCGATTAACTTTCCAATTTCCCATATATGCGTAAATATAACTATAAAAATATATTACACTTTGTACCCTAAAGTTCTTGCATGTAGTGGGTACATTTGGTAATCTAAACAAGTATATTTTTATTAACCCACAAACTTATAGGAGAGTAATTATGGGAACAAGAAGCAATATCGCTTACAAAAAATCAGACGGGAAAATCGTTAGTATGTATTGTCATTATGACGGCTACCCACAATATAACGGAGTAATGCTTAACGAACATTACAACACCAAAGAGAAAGCTAGAGGCCTCGTAGATAACGGCTATCAATCATTCTTAAGAGAAACCGTAGAAGATAGTAACTACAACAGAGTTCATGAAGAACCACCCACAACATATCATTCATTTCGAGCGTTTATTATGAACATAAACTTTGATATCGAATGGGTATACCTATTCAAAGATGATTGCTGGCACGTTGCTGAGACTTCATATATCAAGTTGCCTAGCGGTAGTTATGATATTGAAGTTGAGGATTTTACACCCCTAGAATCTGCATTAAGGTTTGTACTTCATGAGAAAAATTATGTTGAAGGAGATCAATAATGAAGTATATGTGCGCAGAGTGTGGAACTGAAATGGAAAGACCACAAGACATAACAGAGACAAAGAAGTTTATTTTTGATAACTTATTTGTAGCTGGTTCTGATGTTGAATGTCCCAAATGTAAGGAGTCCGATAATGGAAGCTAAACTAAAGATCGTCCAAGACGTTGTATTTTACACAACGATAGGAATATTTTTTACCGTACTATTACTATCAATAGCTATCTTCTTCTTGCCCTACTATGTAGGGCGAGAGGTTTGGTATCGTTGGGAAGTTTGGTACATGAATAAATAGGAGATAGATTATGAATAAAAAAGATTTTATAACAGATGTTTACGACAATCTTATGAAGAATACCCAATACAAGCCAACAGACTTTTCAAAGATAAAAGAAGAATGTTGGTTTGATTGCGATAAAAACGAAATTTATATAGGTGATTTTGTATTAACTGTTAAGGAGATAGATTATGAATCTTAAACACTTAGAAAAAGTATGGCGAGAGACTTGCCCAGATGAAGTTGATGGGTTAGTAAAAGAACGTAAGAAGGGCAACAGGTGGAAAAGAATAGCTGAATCCGCTAAAGCCAGAAATAAACTCAAGGAGAAAAGCTAATGGATAAATTATTAGAAGCAGTTAAAGAAGCAAGCATATCTGTAGCTTGTCTGTTAGATGATGTTTCAGTAGAGCAGAGTGCCGATATAGAACTATATGAACTACAAAAGAATATAGAACATATACAGAACATGATAACAGTTATAGAAAACTGTTTAGCGGAGAAAAGCTAAGTTGCTTAATAACCGTATTGTCGCTATCATGTCGGAGTGGTACTTGTTAGATTTGATTCAAAATCTTCTCTACTCTCCTAAAAGTATGTGTCTAGCTAGTACCACAACCCCATGAGTACCTTATTCTTTATAGCGTTGTTCTTATACGTACTTATCTTTGTACTAGACAGACCTAATCAGAAATAACTTCCCCTTCAACCTCTTGAGGATTTGCCGTCTGTAAGTCCTCTTCTTCCTTTTCCTCTAAACTATCCGCTTCTTCTACCATCTCACCTGGATCTCCTGGATCTGGAAGATCTAATGGATCTATAGCCGTAATACTACCCATCAACTGTTCCAGGCGTTTCTCAACCTCCTCCCGACTCATTTGATCTATCTTCCCGAACATAACTTCTTTCCTATCAACAACCAGGCCCCCGACCTTAAGTAAACTGTTCTGGGCCGATATTGCCGCGTTAAAGGATCCGGCCTCTAAAGCCTTGTCCCGAATATCATATAGATCTTGAACTGCCCGATCATAATTCAGCTCATACTTCTTCTTAGCCTCATTCATCAGATAGTTATATTCCTTACGAATAGTAGGATGATTCATGAGTTTATTAGCAGACTGTCTGGCATCTTTGTAGCCAGCCTTATGAGCGCACTCTACAAGAGTAAGCCGAGGATTATTAACGGCTTGCCATATAAAGTTTCGTTGTCTGCGATTAAGGGAGTTGTCTAGATTAGCGTATTCAATGGGAGCTTCATCTTGTGAAGCAAGGATGGGTTCATACTCTAGTTTGTTTTTTCTATATCCCATATGTTTTTAGCAGTTTAGAGACAAAGTAGTTATATATACCTACCCCCACATTACCCTAAAGTGTATGGAGAGGATACCTTACTACGATTTATGCAGTCAAGATATTTATATTATTTTTACTCTGTATTCTCTATATTCCTGTGACAAAAATGAAAAAAATAAAATAATCCTGAAACCCGCTTACTTATAGGGTTTTTTAACGTCATACATTCATGACAATAATAGGACAATAATGATTTAGTCATCATCTTTACCCGATTTTGGTGTTAAAGCCTCAAATAAAACGTAGTTATTAAACAAACTTTCATGCCTATTTACTTCCATGTATTGATTTAAGATCTCATCTATCATACTAAGTGTGCTTTGATCATCCTCTGTAATCTTCTGTAGATTCCAGATGCAATAGCTTAATGTTGATAGAACTACGGTGAGCTTCTCCTCACCCCTTTGTTCATATCCTTTGAACATACTATTTAACCGTTCTACCGTCTCCTGGAGGGTAGGCTTGACCATCTTATCCTTTATAGGCACTACTTTTAATGTCATATATGAACTATACCTTAATTTGGCCCCGAATCTCTTGATATTCATCTAAGATCTTCTTTGTTTTGCCGTACATCTCATGAAGGATCATAGAGTAACTACCAGCTTGTATTGGAGTATGATTGTCTGCCGCATTAGATTCATGCTCAATACAATAGTCTAAACGGTCATTCAGTTCCTTTATTAGCTTAATGACTTCATCATGCCTGCATATAGGACACCCAAAACCTTTTAAATGCTCAAAGGGTGTAGATAAAAAATCACCATGATTGGGACACCCGATTGTAATGTCTTCATCCATTACTACATAATTATCTTCTCTTTCCATTTGTAACCTCCTAAATTACTAAGTGTAGACATTATATACTTTATACAATAAAATACAATTTACATATTTTATCAATTAATACTTTAGGAGAGTACTATGGATATAACAACAGACCTGGATGCTATTATAGAGACATCCACCAATAATCTACATAATCATGTAGAGCAAGAGCTTACAAAGGATAAGTTAAATTATACTTTGTTTCACCTTCAGACAAACATATCTGAGCTTACGCAATGTGTCAAAGAAATTACTGATGCACTTGAAAAACTAGAGGAGGCATCATGAAGTTTAAAGAAATAGAAAGACAAATCGCTCTTAAGTTTAAAGAGATAGAAAAACTTACAAAAGAAAAATCTGAAAAAGGAAATATTTTACGTGAACAAATTAATAAAAAGTTAAAAATGTTAATGGATGCAGGTTATGGAAAAGACCAATCATACAAAATGTTATGTGGAAAAATTGTTGATTTCAGAACTTTGAGGCGTTGGCATGAAGGAGACACCTTAAACCCTACTACTTTTGATAAATTAATGAGCTTAATAGAAGAGGAGGCATCATGACAAACTATGCAATTAATCTAGAAGTCATTACAGACGAGGCTACACAAAGCCTTTATAAGCTAGACCGTAAATATATAGGTACCCCTAATTATATGGGGCTTGCTTATTTTTGGGGTCAAGAATACAAACATTACCTTAGAGATGCGACAGTATCGCAAAGACGCAGAATTCATAACAAAGGCTTGAAAGAAAATGTATCTTTCTTAATGCCTAATGATGAGGCTTGGTCAATAATCAGAAAAATTACAGGTATTTATTAAGGAGACACTATGAACGAACTACCAGAAATATTAGAAAAAGAAGAGCATGTAGTATTGGGAGACGCAGTTTACTTTCCAGATATGGAACATAACTTCTATCACCAAGTACCAGGAGTATCATCATCAAACATAAGAAGGTTTGGACAGAGCCAGCTTCATGCTTTTGAAGAAGAGAACGAAACTACACCAGCTATGAAGTTTGGGACCGCCGCACATTCTTTGATTGTTGAGGGAGAAGAGGCCTTTGTTAATGATGTGGTTTGTTTAAGTGGATCTCCATATACAAATGCCAATAAAGAACTTAAAAAGGAATATGAAGACAGAGGTTTAACCGTTATTACTTCTAAAGATAAAGAGACTGTGTATGGCATGAGAGAGGCTTTGATACCGGAAGGAGTCAAACATCTATCAGCAGTACAAGGTGAATACCCAGAAGTATTTAACTCTCCATTTGAAAGAGCGATCTTTTGGTGGGAGAAAGATCTATTACTAAAGGTTAAATCAGATGTACTTAGATACCCTTTTGATCATTCTAGCGATCCAAAATCTATAATCCTGGTTGATTATAAGACTACCGTTGATTGTTCTGTCAGAGGCTTTACATCATCTATTAGAAAGTATCAGTACGATCTACAAGCCGCTTGGTATAAACGCGGATATGAGAAAGCTGGGTTCAACGTGGTTGACTTTATCTTTGTTGCACAAGAAAAGAAGAAACCGTTTGCAAGTAAGATCTTCAAGATGAAACATGAAGACATGACATCTGGCTGGTTAAAGCTGGAGCATCTGCTGGGTGAATACAACGCAGTATTAAACGGTAAAGAAGCCACCATATACAACTCACCTAATATAGTTAACGTAGATCTAAAAGGATGGGGAGAAGATAGATGAAAAGAACTGAAAAGTATGTAGATGAAATATTAAAAGAATCTAAACAAGAATTGCAAGAGGTGGCTTATAAAGCTTTACAAAATTTTTTGTATAATCGTATAGAAGATAAATTAGCTTCTAGTCATGCTCGTACTTATTTTTGCAAACCTTTAGTGGAAGATATTAACGAAAAGATTGATTTGTTTTTAAAAGCGGAGGGTTATGAAAAATGAGTGAAGATCTAGTAAACCAACCACCTCACTACACTAGGGGCGAGATAGAGTATATAGAGGCTATGAGATCTATGCTTACGGCAGATGAGTTCAAAGGTTTCTGTAAGGGCAACGCAGTTAAATATATATGGAGGGAAGATCACAAGGGATCTAACATCCAGGATCTAGAGAAGGCCGTTGTCTATCTTAACTGGGCTATAGACCGCCTAAAGGATATGTGATGAATGATAAGACAGATAAATATTCTTTAACTGTGCGTGGTTCTCAAATGCACTTACTTACACAACATACTACAACAACTGCTGTTTTTAAAAGTTCTTATTGCACAACATGTGTTATTACATTTGATAACGAACAAGATCTAATAAAAGCAAAAGAATACTACAAACAAAAAAAAGGGGCATAAAGCCCCTTTTTCTTTTCTACACTTAGAAGGGAGGTTTATCACCTACTGGTGTTGGTGCCATCTCTGAAGGCTCCATCTTAATGATCTTAGTCTTCAAAGAAGTAACATCCTCACCTTGGTCATTCTTCCAGTTATCTTCAAACTGTCTGATACCAAGTCTAAGTTGTTTGCCTATGAAATCATTTGCAAGATCCGGAAGCTTCTTGAATCCGACAGTAATAGCAAGACGACTAAATATCTCGCTCGCTATTCTTTTGGACTCCTCATTAGCAGACCATAAGTTATACCATTCGTTATGATCTCGGTATGTACCGCCATCAATTTGAAAGGTAACTTTTTGGGTCCAATTACCGCTATTAGATTTATACTTCTCAGCAGCAATTATCCTTGCCTCATACTCACCAGTTGGAGCAACTTCGGGACCTCTCGATTCCATTTGCTCCGCATTCTCGAAAAAATCAACATCATTAAAGTCTGACATTACGCACTCTCCTTATTTTCAATTTTATTAGAAAACCCTAACTTCTCGATTAGGGCAGTTAGATTTGGTTCCTCAAAGGCTTCTAGCTTACCGCTACGATCTTTGGCTGTGTAGCCTTGACCTATCCTTGTTTGTAACCACCTTTCCGCTACAGCATTACCGTCATCATCTTGACCGTCAATAATACGTAGGGCCAAAACCTCATCAAAGAAATACGTAATTGCATCTCCTAGAGGTTTACTTGCCATCTTGGGACCAAAGAAAAACACGCCATCATTATTATCTTTACCTTCTTTGCAAAGAAATAATACGTGCATATCTAAATCCCTAAATGATCTCATAAGACTTGTAACGGCTTCACTTACGTTCTGGTAAGCCATTCTTCCATCTTTATTTCTGCTTTTCTCATGTACCAGTAAGATCTCTGAAATCTCTGAAACTGAGTCTAAACATACGCTATCATAGGATAGTTCACCAGATGCTAGAGCGGCATACACCTCTCTTAGATCATCATAGTTCTTAACCTCAATAGCTGACACATTAGGTGCATCTTTAATAGAAAGCAATCCAGCTTCCGCACTTATGACCAATACGTTACCAGGCATACTTTGTGTAGCGTATGTTTTTCCAGCTCCCGCTTGACCATAAATGAGCAGTTTTGCTCCTTGTTGATCCACCAGTTTATCTGGTGTCTTTATCTTATCTTTTAAGCTCATAATCTACCCTCCTTATATATGTGTAAAAATGAACTTGTAAATTATAACCTGAGAAACTACAATATGTAAATCATATTATTTAGGAGATGTATATGAAAAAACAAATCGACACAACTTGGCTGGCGAATTACTATTTCAGAACCAAGGCTATTGCAACAAACAAACTAAAGGAGCTAAACACAATGGGCGTTCAACCTAATCATAAAGAAAGGAAAATAGATCACTACACATTACCTGTATATATAAAATTTCTAGGATATAAAAAAGCGGCAGAAGACTTTGGGTGTTCAGAAGCTACTTGTAAATCTTGGAGATATGGATACAGGCAACCGTCTATAGCACAAGCTAAACAAATAATTAAAGCGACAGAAGGAAGATTAGACTTTGAATCAATATATGGTCTTATATCCGATATTATAGAAGAACAGGAATAACATGTTCCAGCTCAATATTACCGAGGACGACTCGTCCTTGGATATTGCTCTGGCTTATTATGATGATGGATATAATGTAGTACCTTTACAAAGATCTAATAAGAAACCACCACCATTTTTAAAAGGCTGGGAACAATATAAGGAAACAAGACCTGAGAGGGAACTTGTAGAGTCTTGGTTCAAAGATAGGGATAATCTAGTAGTAGCTTTAGTCTGTGGCAAATTTGTTGTAGTTGACGCAGATTCTCCTGAAGCTATGGATTGGGTAGAAAAGAACTTACCAGCTTGCCCGTATAAAGTAATTACCGGTAAGGGTATGCATTACTACTATAACAACCCAGAAAACTACACTACGTTTGCTACTAGGCGAACTAACACAACTCCTATTGAAAGATTAATAGATATAAGGGGTGTAGGTGGTCTTATTATTGCACCATATAACCGTCACGCTAATGGTCAGGTATATAAACCTGTAATGATTCCAGATTGGAAGATCTATGACTATACAGATCTACCAGACTTTACCGAAAAAGAATACTTACAAATAACAGGTGTACCCAAAGTTGAAAGTAGCCAACAAACGGCACCCTTCTCATTAGACGGCGTATTAGAAGGATCTAGAAATGACGGGGCCGCTAGGATAGCTGGGTATCTTATATCTAAAAGCGTAAACCTAGAGTTTGTTAGGGTATTCCTACAAAATTGGAATAAAAATAACAACCCACCATTACCGCAGAAGGAGATTGATTCTGTAGTAGATAACGTCAAAAGGACACATGATCGTAAGAATCAGATAGCTCCCTTGTTTACACAATCAACTGAGAACATCAAACGACCAGATGATCTATTCTCACCACCTGGTTTGTTAAAGAACATGTTTGATTTCTGTGAGGATATTGCACAAGTACCACAACCAGAATTATCTTTGGTAGGTGCTTTGGCATTAGCTAGTGTGACCTGTGGACGTTTATACAGAACAAACATGAACAACTTCTCTAGTATGTACTTTATGGGTGTCGCTAAATCAGGACAAGGTAAAGAAAATATAAAGACATTTATTGAATCTGTACTGAATGCATCTGACCAAGAAAAGTTAGTGGTAGGTGATGGATATACATCCAGCGGAGCAGTACATTCTGTTCTAAAGATCAGACCCACCCAAATAACGATTATGGACGAGTTTGGGAAACGATTAGAGGCTATAAGTAACGCAGGCAACACAAACAAAGAAGATGGCATACAAACGCTTATGGAAGCTTGGGGAAGGTGCCATGGGACTCTACGACCCGATAACTACTCTTTGATGGCCGTACAGGAAGAATACAAAGAGAAAATGATGAATAGAGTCACATATAAGCCAGCTATTACATTAGTTGGATTGTCTGTACCTAAGAACTTCTATGGCGCTTTAAATAGCGGAAGGATAGCAGATGGCTTCTTAAACCGCTTCGTTGTGGTTGAATCTAACGAACCAAGACGTGTTGGAGATCTAAAAAGATACACAGAGCCGCCAACAAACGTGGTCAACTGGGTTAATTACATACGCAGACTAAAAGGAAATTTATCTGATGCTGCAAGAGATAACGCAGAGCTAGATATAAATCAGACCGTATTAGAGTTTGATAGACAATCAGAAGAGTTATTACAAGACTTTGCAAGAGAGATAATTAAACGACAAGACATACTTGAAAAAGACAATTTAGAGCCATTACTGAGTAGATCTAAAGAAAAGGCTATGAGGTTAGCCTTGCTTTGTACTTTGGCTTCAAGTGCTGATTCTAAGAAGATAACCGCAGACGTAACTAAATGGGCTATAGATTACATAAGATACTATGACCTTATGTTTATAGAAGCTTGTAGAGACAAGGTAGCAAGTTCTGCAACAGAATCAAAGATCAAACAAGTCTTATCCTTTATTAGATCTAGAAATGGAGAGGGTATATCTAAAAGAGAAGTAGATAGACATGAGCTATTTAGAAGTATGAAGTCATATGAAGTTAAAGAGATTATAGAACGGTTAAAGAACGCTGGGGAGATCCAGGAGATAGAAATTAAAGTTGGAGGTAAGGGTAGACCAACTAAAAGATTGGTTGCCGTTGACTCTAACTTCTTTGAGGAGTGAACATGAAAACACCATCATTTGAATCAATAGACGATCAAAAGAGAGAGGAGAGGGTAGCTGGATATTTAGAGGGTCTTTGGGGAGTTAGTTGTCATAAGTTACCAGTCAGTTATTCACTAGATTATTGGATAGAGTCAGTAGAAAAAAGTTATTGGTGTGAAGTTAAATGTCGCACCTTTACTTTTGATAAGTACGACACCTTAATTATATCCACAAAAAAATTTAGAAAAGGATCTTCGTTTGCACTAGCAACCGGAGTACCGTTCATTATTGTTTATGCTATGACAGACGGTTTATACATGCATGAATGGAATAAAGACTCTGTTTATGATGTAAGGATGAATGTAAGTGACAACCCTACATATGATGAAGATAGCGAACCTTACATACACATACCGCAAGAAGATTGGGTGTGCTTGTCAGACAAGCCTTTAGGAATGGACCGTAACGAAATAGGTTTTTAACCTAACCTAGAAGGCCTACCAAACAACTGTTCGTCTAGTGCCAACCTGTCTTGTGATAAAGGACTTGTAGTTGGCATTTGAGTTCCTGATACATCTGGCAAAGGAATACTAGGAGCTGGTGCCTGTGTAGTTCTTAGAGATTGTTTTGCTTCTTGTTGTAAATCTTCTACACCTGATACCGTATCTTTTATTAGATCTTTTACAGGATTAAGTAGCTCCTCTATACCTGCCGCATCATAAGCACCATCCATAATACCACCAGCGACTTCTCCTGCCTCTTCAGCTTCCATACCTAATTGCCTTACTAAAGTTTGTCTTAATGCTTGTTCTGTCATGTCTAAGGCCGTCATGATAGATCCTTTATCTGTCTTGGATACTATAGAAACAAAACTTGGTGATGCAAACAATCTTCTGGCTACTGCTAATCCCAATACTGAAGGTAATACCGCTATAGGATTTAAGGCCAAACTAGCACCAATACCGGCAGCTACTAGACCACCAGCGGCTCCGCCTCTACCAGCTTCTTGTTTGGTTAATGTGTCCAATTGTCTTTGGAAGTTTCTTAAACCTTGTGAAAGCTCTTTACCAAACATAGCTTCTAAAGTTTCATCACCATAAGAATCTAATGCTGTTTTAAGATTGCCTGCCTTAAATAGATCTGTAATTCTACCTTTTCCATTTATGTCTATAGATTTAGATAAAAGCTTCTGCATACTAGCTTGTTGTATGCTGGTAAATACTTCAGGACTAACGGTATTTTTTAATATTTCTATATTGGCATTTGCATTTGGCCTAAATATTATATTAACTGTTTCATCTATACCTTTAAGAGGTAGATCTGATATAGCTCTGTTAGCTTCAAGTTTTAATCTTTCGTCAGATGCTTTAGCTAATTCTTTTAGGCCTTGAACAAAAGCTAAACCTTGATCGCTTGCGCTTAGACCTTTTCTCCTTGTTGTAAAGTCATTAACAAGGTTCTTAATATCTTGTGGCTTTATTCTTGGACCAATTTTGTTTACTTGTTCTATTGTGTCTCTAACAAGTTTAGCTGTATTTTTTCCTGTAGCTGTATCTGTAAACAAAACATCTAACTTGCCTGGATAATCTCTTTCAAATCTTTTAATTTCTTTTGCAAACTGAGTAAAGTTAATTGATTCGTCTACAACATCTGTAGAGGCTCTAAACGCATCAGCAAACAATCTTTTCTTTAATTGCGACTTTAAAGTTCTTTCTGCGGTTGCAGGCTTACCTGCTTTCACCATATAGTCATCATAATCTCTAAGAGCTTTAAATATGTCTTCTAGATCACCTCTTTCACCATTAAGAATTACTTTTTTATAAACTTCGTCTGCGTTATGCGCACCCTTCTGAGAGTTGGATATTATTTTTTTAATTTCTAACCTATCAAAAGGTGCCATCCTTTCTGCTGCAATTTTATTGGCCTCTCTAAGTTGTTTTATTGCGTTATTTACTTCTCTTACTGCTTGACCCTCTAGCTCTATAACATCATCACCCAAGCCAGCCATTCTAATATTATGCGCTAGTTGTACGTTGAACTGCTCTACACCTTCTATTTCTAGTTGAGTAAGAATACTGTCTGGTTGACCAGGTATAAATATCTCACCATTTTGATTTACTCTAGAGTCATCAAGCTTACGCATGATTTCTATAATTACTTTTCTTTCTGGACTTGCTTCAAGCGTGTCTCTGGAAATAGTATTTAATTTAGAATAGGCATTTCTAATATGCGAAAGATTTACAGGAATAGATTCATCTGCAACATCATCTAAAAGTTTTCCTAAAGCTTGTTGTATTTTACTAACAATACCACCATCTAATTCATCTTTGTTATTAACACCCCAAAAGTAATCAGCTTCTTTATATTGTTCTATTTTTTTTAAAGAGTCATTTACATTTTTGGTTATTGTGTTTCTTACAATCCTATCAAATGTTTGAGCTTTTGCTAACTCTACCCCTGATTTTCCTTCAGTTGAAGTAAGTTGTTTGAACATACCATCAACGCCTCTGTATTTTTGACCAAGATCAATCATCACTTCTCGTCTAGCTCTACCTAGATTGTCTTGAAGTATTTGACCTAAAGCTCCTCTGCCAGGTGCATCTGCGTAATT